TTCGCCTTTGGCTGCCATAAGCGCCATGACACTAGATTGAACTCCCGCCCCTAAACTAACTACAATCATTTCTTTTCCTTTTTCATCAGGGCAATTGCTTGGGCGAGGATTGACTCCCCGCCCTCTTCACGCCCACTATGCAAACTATGTATCAGTTGATCTAAAGGTACTCCGTATTGTAATGCCAAGGATAATACTACCGTAGCATCATCAAGAAGTATATCCATGTCACTTCCTATTTTAGAACCCCTAATGAACACCTCACCAATGTCCAATGTCCGTGGATCAATTCCAAAGGACACGTAATACTTGTCCGTCATAGTTTCTATAACATTAGTTACGTTATGCCTACGGTTGTGTAGTCTCTGCCGTTTTGATTGCATTACCTATTTCCTTTGCGATTTGCGGGATGATCGAGTTTCCCAAGGCACGGATTTGAGATACTCTGTTGGGTACCCCATGAGCCAAGCGACCCACTGGGGGTTCAGACTCCCACCACTGGTCGGGTCGGTGTGGTTCACCGCATCCTTCAGCTTCACGCCCCATCTCTCCCCCTTCTTGTTCCTTCGGGAGAATGATCCGTTGTTCATTTCCACATTTTTTACTACTCCCCCTTCCGTGTCGCTTACTCTGGGGGTCGGCCACATCTTTACTTCGCTCGATAGCATCTTCTGCTTGGCCGTATCCATGTTCTTGTAGTCCGCTGATTGAGGGGTCGGCCACATTTCGGGATGGACTACCTGCTCCCTTAGATTTCCTGATCTTTTTCGACCCTTTCGGTTCTTTTGATTGATTGAGCATTCCTCTAAGGGTCGGGCTGGTAGATGATCCATCGTATTCGGAGTAGCCCATGTTGCCCAATTCCCCTTGTGCTTGAGCATCGATGGCGCCATTTGATTTCCTTTTGCTGTCGGAGTGTGCAATAATCCAGACCCTTTGGCGGAGGTGCGGGGCGCCAATCGCGCAAGCTGGAATATTAAACGTCCTTGTGGCGTAGCCTTCGTTTTCCAAGTCAGTGAGTACTTCGTCCAAGCCCAGTTTGACGATTCCAATAACGTTTTCTCCAATAACCCAAGACGGCCTACACTCTTTGATAAGTCTAAACATTTCTGGCCAGAGGTGTCGGGAGTCGGATTGAGCTTTTTGGAGTCCTGCGCTTGAGAAAGGTTGACACGGGAATCCTCCAAGAATGACATCTGGGTCGGGGTCGGGGAGGTCGGATCTTTTAACATTTTTTATATCTCCTAAAATTGGAACTTCGGGAAAGTGATGCCGCAAAACTTCTTTGCAATACGGCTCCTGCTCCACGAAACACGTTGTTTTAAAAAAATTGGTAGCTTCGAGACCAACTGCAAAGCCACCAATACCACTGAACAAGTCTAAAGTTTTCAGCATTTTATAAGTTCTGTAGTAGTACAAGTAAAGCACCACCGATAAAGACTAAAGCATAATATTCGATACCCATTATTTAATCCTCTCATAAAGTTGTTTAAGAACAATCCTATCATACTCATCATCAGTATTCTCACTGAGAAAATGAATTGTATGAATTTCGTGGGGTTCCAGAAAACACATCGCACCAATTTCTGGATAATCGTCCACCTCTTTTCTTTCATCGACAAGTCTATTAGGATCGATTGGTGCTTTAAGTTGGACTTCAGTTTTACCGTCCGCTGACCATGCTGAAAACGTATCCATCATTTCCATTTCATACGCCAATTGGCTCATCTTACTCATTTGTCATCTCCTCAACTAATACATTAATGGATGCCCTCGCAATTTGAAGGCTTCTATATTCTTGCTGACGGTGCGGTTCTTTTACCACGCTATCAATAGCTTCAATTAAAAGCTTTTGAGCGTCTTTAACCTTTTTAAATCTTTGAACGTGCTCTGTCGGATAATCATCTTCTGAAAGACGGTTAGTGTGTGTGATGCCGTGCGATGCCAATATTTCTTCAACCACATTACACTCTTCAACAAACTGATCGGATGCCCATTCAGAATGCGTAACATTACCATCCTTATCTGTAACAAAAACATCTTCTCCTTCATTTTGTCTGTACTCAGCAAATTCAAAAGCTTCCAATCTTCGCTCCGCCAATTCTCCGTACAAGCTAATATAGTTTTCAGTATCTAACTCTAATGAATTTTTCCAATTAGACATATCTATTCTCCTTTCTTGAGTTTCCAATAAATTTTTCCATTGAGGGGGATCGACTTAGCTTTGGGGTCGGGCGTTAGACCATCGACCTCATGCCATTTCGCTCCCGCTTCAATTTCTTTATGGATGGTGTCCAAGTATTCAGCGTTCATTACGCTGAATACAAGAACGGGCAAAATGATAAACGCTATCATTTAGTATTAGTTACGTGATCGCGGTTTCGGATATGGTTCAAGGCATCAATCAATTTTCTATAATCCGACATCCACATATCACCCTCACACATCTCCATGCTTCTCAAAGGATCTTCAATCAACTCAACAAACTTACTAAGCCACTCCCTTGGAGTAATATCACCGTTCTCATGATCCCAATACAATGTAATATTTTTAACTTTAGTAGCCATCTTATTTCTCCTTTCTAAGTTCAAAAAATTGAAAAGTGCTAACATCGTTATTATGAACGCACTCTGCTAAGAATTTTAGAAAATGATCGTAAGCTTCTTCTTCATTGTCCACTTCGATTTCATCTCTAAAAGTAACTTCGTATAAAGCCATCTCATTTCACCTTTCTAATAATGAAATTCATTTGCTTTAAATACCGCTTTCGCAAAACCACGTGGCGTTGCTGAACGGATGTTTTTGGTCTTTAGTGATTTACCACCCGTGCGACCATGGACGGGTGAGAAGTTCCCACTTTTGGTGGGGTCTTTCCGTTTATACACAAGTGTCTCATGTTGAACGGGGTTGATCTCAGGCATTGTAAAACGGTTCCCTGACCATAGACAAGTTTTCTTTCTATAAGCGTCACGGGAAGGAATGTATTCTGGATACCTTGGATGAACATCATCTTCCGGTAAGTATCCACCGTAATCACATGGGTTAAAACTGTGATTTGGTTTGCGCCATAAAGTGCTCAATGCCCCCACTGGATTTTCTATGTAGTAAGGGCAATCCAAAGTGTCCGCCAAATGCTGACACGCTACCGCATTGTCACGTGCAAATATTTGGAACAATGGATTTTCTTTTTCCTTTTCTTTCCACCATCGCGCACCCGCTGAACTCAAGTCGGTGCATGGAGGGAATGCAGATAAGAATTTTGCATCGTTCATATGCCGACTTGCGATTTTCATAAGAACACTTTTGTTATACAGATCAGCATGGATTTTAAAGATGTTGCCACCGTTTAATGGAAAGTGGGAGTCCAGATTTTCAAAAGCAGTACCGCTTGATGGTTCCAATTCACCCATCGGGCTTGGCTTGTGTTGAATGTCGTAAGCGAAACATTGATATCCGGCCTCTGCCCATGGACGCAATGCCTCACCAGTGAAATCGTATAATGAAATAACGTGAGTTTTTTTAGATAACTTTATTTTTTTCCACATGAGTTAAACACCCTTCTCAAAATAATGTGTAAGGTTCTTTGAAGGGCATATATGAACATCCCCATTCTCAGCTTGAATACGTATATTATTCTTTGAAGCTTTTCTATTCAATCCCGTAATAGTAAATGTCCTACCACTAAGAACGATTTCTTTATCTAACCATTCTGGGTTGAGATCAAACATGGTCGCGAATTTTTTAAAGTCCTTACGTTGTTCGTCTTCAACGGTTCCATCTTCATTGACAATGGACGCTTTCAAGGTTGTGCGAAACGTAGTGTCCTCATAACTTATGTTACCAATATTTAACTTGATACCATGAGCTTCTTCAACTTCTCGAAAAGCTTTATTGAGGGACGCTCTTATTGTTTTTAAACCAGCTTTGGTAAATGTAGTATACATCACATTTCTCCTTTCTATGTTTGCGTGATTATTTAACCTACCATGATACATGGAAATAAGTCAAGTTTATACTTCCGTTCTATATACTGGCGATTTGAAAAAAAGTTTTTGAAAAGTGAAAAAAATTTATAAAAAAGTGTCAAACAGTCACATTTGACTTTTAAATATTCTGTATCCATTGACCACTGTACATTGTAGGTAATCTTAGGTGTGACACTCGGTGTGACACTTGTGACAAAAGTAGTCCGTATGTGACACTTTACTGATCCGCCACCTTTCTCATTTTTGTAAAAATAAAACTAGATTTTGAAAACGCTAGTATATAGGATGGAAGTATGAAAAGAAGAATAGAAACTAAAGCCGAAGAGATTGAAGAAGCTCACGGCAGAAAATTGACCAACCGACAAAAAGAATTTGCCAGACATTTTGTTGATGGTACACATAGTAATGCGGAGTGTGCTAGACTTGCTGGTTACGCTTCTGATTGTGCCAAGGTCCAAGCCCATAAACTTTTGGATGCTAATTCGTTTCCCCATGTAGCTGATTATATTTTGGAACTTCGAGAGGACAGAGAAAAGAAATACGGGGTCACTCTTTTGGGGCAATTAAAGAGGCTCAGTGAACTCTCTCAAGGAGCCGAAGAGGCAGGACATTTCTCAGCCGCAATTAACGCTGAAAAAACGCGAAGTGCTCTGGGGGGTCTTACTACTGATAGACGTGAGACAAGTCACTTTCATGCTATTGAAAATATGAACCGTGATGAAATAGAAAACCGTTTAAAAGAAATTAGACAAAATCATCCTAGCGTTTTCACGGATGCAGATTACGAGGTCTTAAATGACACAAAAACCAGAGACACTGTTTTGGAACAAATTGAAAGAAAAGATACCCCTTCATTGGCAAGTTCAAAGAATTGAAAACCGTTATGGCGGAGGCATCCCAGATGTATATATATGCGCTGAAGGTTGTTCTTTTTGGATCGAACTTAAAGTAACAAAAACTAACCGAATAAATATCTCATCCCATCAAGTAGCATGGAATTACTCACATTATAGATCGGGCGGGGTAAGTTTCTTCTTGGTACACCCCCTCTCATCCCCTAACCTATATTTGTTTGGCGGGGATCATGGTCGGGGGTTAGTGACCCATGGTCTGCACGTCGATGGTTCGGGGTCGGGTCTTGTCCCTAGTCTATGGTCGGGGGACGATTGGTCGGGGTTGGTCGGGTCATTGATCGGGATCAGTCGGGGTCGGGTCGGGTCGGGTTTGCAGGTCGGGTCGGGTTCGGGAACCGTGGTCGGGTCGGAGACGGCTCGTTGTAGCTGGCCGGGACCAGGCGTATAAAAAATCCCGCTCGATG